CCTTAAGTACCAGATCCTCCTGGATAGTGTACAAGGGCGTGGTCCTGGGATGGCTTTTGCACCTTACTGTTCTCTACCCGAGCTTGAGGCTGCAATGAATATCTGGCAGACTATGGAGATGATCCACAGTCGGTCCTACACATACATCATTAAGAATGTATATCCAGATCCTACCGAAGTTCTTGATACTATCATTGATGATGAGAAGATCATTGAACGTGCTCAAAGTGTAACCAGGGCATATGATAACTTCATCAATGCAGCACAGGAGTATGGTCAGGGTAACCTATGGAAAGAAGACTTTAAAGATTCTCCTACCTCACAGTGGACACTACATGATCTGAAGCGTCAACTGTATCGTGCAGTCATGAACGTTTATATCCTAGAGGGTATTCGTTTCTATGTTTCTTTCGCTTGTTCGTTTGCTTTTGGTGAACTCAAGATGATGGAAGGCAATGCAAAGATCATTGGTTTGATTGCTCGTGATGAGTCACAACATATGACTATCACTATGAACATGATTAAGAACTGGCAGAAGGGTGATGATCCTGAAATGATGAGTATCATGGAGGAAGAAGAACAAAATGTTATTCAGATGTTCCGTGACTGTGTAGAGGAAGAGAAGAACTGGGCAGAGTATCTGTTTAAAGATGGTAGCATGATCGGATTGAATGACAAACTACTCAAGAACTATGTTGAGTGGGTTGCTAACCGTCGCATGAAGGCAATCAATTTCAAACCTGTATTTGATCAGCCTATCTCCAACAATCCACTACCATGGACAGAGCACTGGTTGAACTCCAAGGCTATGCAGGTGGCACCACAAGAGACAGAGGTTGAGTCCTATGTCATTGGTGGTATCAAACAAGACGTTGGTGAAAAAACATTCTCTGGATTTAAACTATGACAAATGAGTGGTGCGCGGTTCATCATAAGAGTGATCCGCCCCAGTCTCCTTTTGCTCCCACTTGGGATTATACTATTGGTGAAAAGCAAATTGATATTGACTGCGGTGAACTAACTAAAATTATTCTACAGAAAGAACAAGAGATCAAAGATCAATTCCCTGCTAGTAGTGATGGGAACACTGGTCTAGGTCCTAACAGTCTTACCTCTAGGTTCAGGCATTTTAATGTCTTGACCTGGGGGTTTCCTGCTACTGATCAGCTGCATAGAGAGATTAAAAAATTTCATAGTCAATACTATCAGAGTATCTTTGGTGTGCTTACTAGCATTCCTAAAGTACAAGTTAGATGTTGGGCTAATGTATTGAGGAAAGGGGAGAGGATCAAAAAACATTGGCACTCTGTTCACCCATATACATACTTGGGAGGACACCTAACTGTTGCTGCTGTAGATACCAAGACCATTTACATTCATCCGTATGATGACATTGGTAGAAATTATGAGGCAGAAAATGTGCCAGGTAAACTGACACTATTTCCTAATTACTTACCTCATTACACTACAGTTAATCAACAAGATACTCCTCGTATTACCATTGCTTTTGATCTTACTAGATTAGATAAGATCTTTACAGATGATGACAACACGCTTATAAGATTATGACTGAATTACCTGTGCCTATGAAGGCAGATCCTAATCAACCTAGGGCAGTCCAGAAGTATCTGGAAGTCATGAAACAAGTTGATCGCAATGAGCAGTATACAATCTATTGGTGGACTAGGATGAATGAAGAAGAGCTGATGCAAGTAATGCAAAAGTTCTGTTGGGATAATAGTATTGATTACAATACTGTCAACTGGGGTAAGTTTTTGCGTGGTGAAAACGTCCCAGGTTACTGGGAAAATGCTGCACAATGAATATATTTTATAGGTGGTTACATGGCATTAGAATGGAGAGAGAAATTGCTCGCAACAAACCTACCCAATCAGGAGGAGAGAGACCTTCTGTCGAGAGGACCGAGCAACCTAGCACAAGCGTGGAGACTAGGGGCAATGAAGTACAGATACAGATACCTGATCCGTGGGACCGATGAAGACACAGAGTGCTAAAGCAAAGGGTCGTAACTTACAGAAGTGGGTGAGACAAATGTTGATCGAGATGCTCGATGTACATCCAGAGGATGTCGAGTCTCGATCTATGGGTGCAGGTGGTGAAGACCTGATAATGGCACGAGCTGCTAGACAAAAGTTCCCACACTCGATAGAATGTAAGAACGTTGAACGACTTAATGTCTGGGATGCATATGAACAGGCAGCATCAAACTGTGGTGACTATGAACCTATCGTAGTTATGAAAAAGAACAGGAAGAAACCTTTAGTGGTTGTTGATGCAGAATACTTCATCGGACTCTTTAATAAATAATAGAATACAGGATTATATTATGCCACGATCACAGTTGACCAAGAATGATATCCTGGCAAAAGTCTATCAAATGAAAACAGATTTATATTCTGACGCTCATAAAGACAAGACAGGTCAATGGCATGATGGCGCTCACCATTTTTTGAACAAAGTATTGGATTCTCTCAATGAATATAGATGCTGAACAAAAAGAAAACCCAAGAATATATGAAGCTACACTTGACGACTGGGAAGACTTCTGGTACAATGAGGACAAATAAGTAATCACTTCATGATCAAAACATTATTTGCTGCACTTGCTGCAGCTGCATTGGTTATTCCTGCACAAGCAGAACCAATTAAAGAAAGTGACTACAACACACCACATGCGATGGGATGTATGCTACTAGGTGAATGCACCGATGATGTAGTGAAGGTATCTTCTATGCTTGATATCTCATCCAATTACAATGATATGGAAGACTTTACTAGTGTGACTGGTGAGTTTCATAACATCCTACACTCACTCAATCAAGTTGGTGTGAATGTATTCCTTGCTGACCAGAAGTATTTTCCTAGAGGTCATCGTGGTGTATACCATACTGTCTCTAATAACTTCTTCCTTAATAAAGATCACATGGGATCTCCTGCAGTCCTGATGATGGTGATGCGTCATGAAGGATGGCATGCAGCACAGGATTGTATGGCAGGAACGATTAGCAACAGTCTGATTGCTATCATCAAACCTGAAGATGAAGTGCCTATGATCTGGCGTGTGTTGGCAGAGCGTACCTATCCCGAGTCTGCTGTCCCATGGGAAGCAGAAGCACAGTGGGCAGGTAGAACAGAGAACATGACTATGGATGCTCTTGCAGCGTGTGCTGGTGGTGCTATGTGGGAAGTGTATGACCCAACACCTTTGACTAGAGAGTACCTAGAGAAAGAAGGTTACATCAAATAAATAGTTGAGCCTTACTCTTTACTCATGGAATCAAATCCAAAGAAAGAGGAAGCCAAAAAGGAAAATAAATTTGAGTGGGCGGATGAGGGTGTATCAACTCTCGTCCGAGTTATTATTCTTGGATGGTCAGCAGCAATTCTGACCCTTAATTATGTAACTGTTCCTGGTATTCCTCAAAAAAATATCGATCCGACTTTTATAGCCAGCGTCTTCACTGGAACTTTAGCTACGTTCGGTGTCGTTGCGTCTAAAAAGAAAGACGAAAAAGAATCACCTACATTGGAGAAGAAAGATGCAAAAATTGATTAATGGTGTCGCGTTGTTATCTGGTCTAGTTTCTTTATCTGTTCTCGGAGGTGGTGCTTATCTTTACGTTCAAAAGGATACACTAATTGAAGGTGCTAGGGAGAAAGCAACTGCTGCTATCACTTCCGCTATCACAGAAGCACTTCCTAGTATGATAGACTCTGCTATGCCAGAGATTCCTTCCGTACCAAGTGCTACAGGCGGTCCTATTAAACTACCCTAATGGAAATTCCAGACATTAGTACAGAGGGTATTAGTATTCGTTCACTCGATATCGGTCCAATTAATATATGGACTGCTCCCGAGGTACGAACTCCTGGTGTCCCTCCAATCTACCCAGTCACTAATATGATCGGGGTCCCTATCGTGGACATGCCTGGATGTGTAGAAGCACATGAACAAAATGAAAACAACAACTTTGACATCAATGATGTAGATCCTAAAGGTGTCAAAGTATTCTGTGATGCAGGTACACCATCATTTAATCCTATCGATTATGATAAAGGTCAGCTGAAGATGGAATCTAAAGCTCCTGTACCTGCATACAAAGGATCAGAAACTAAACCACCTTCAGATACAAAAACTGATACACCAGCAGCACCAAAGACATCAGCAGCAACAGTAGACATTCAATGTCCTACTCAAAAACAGTTAGATGAAGAACCCGTGGGGTTCCTGTTTGATAGTGGACGCAAAGAAGTATTAGGATACAAGTTGGTTGGAGACCAATGTATCCGAGAGATAGGTGATGTACCTATCGTTACACAAGTATTAAATGGATTACCCCCAACTGGTGTTGTGATCACCACTGGGGGTATTGCTGTAGTTGCTACTACATCAGCACTGCTAGCTAAACCATTCGCTGACATTCTTCTGAAGGTAATCAAACCTACAGTGAAGAAAGTTCTGAAGAAGGTTGCTGCTATTCGTGGGAAGAAACTGAAGGTCCAGTCTGTAGAGGACCGCCGAGCAGAGCAGAGGGATCGTAATCAAGCGATTGCAAAACTTCGGTCTGTGAAGGCGAAGACGAAGAAGTAGGACTAGGAATAGAATGTGCGTGAGGTTTAATCACATTAACATTGTTAACTACCACGTCTGCACACACTTTATAGTAAGGACTGCGTGGGTGAAAACTAATTCCTTGTTGCATTAGTGTTCCACAATTTTTAAGTCTCGCAATCTCAAAGTCCAATCTTTTATTGGCAGTTATTTGTTGCATCATCTTAATGTTAGAAGCAGCTGCTTCTTTACATAGATCCTGTAGTTTCTTATCGGTAGGTGTACTCCAGGTCATAGAGAAACCAACACCTAAACTATAGTTATCCTTTTGTCCAGTACGTGTCCTCTTATGGAAGAGGATGTCACCTGGGTTGTCGATGATCCCGTCCCCAATATCATTCCCGTCATCATCGAAAGCACCCCTATTATCACTAACATCATATACAGGGTCCATATAAAATGGTTCGTATGGTTTAGATTGTGAAGCAGTTCCTGTTACATACGGGGTGAAGTTACGAGTGGGACCTTGACATTGGATTCCACCACCATATGTGTTAGTAATATATGGTCCTTGTAATACTTGAATAGCTTGGTTGGTAACCGAGCCAGAGCTATTTGCGATTGGGGATGCGGTTGCACTTACACCCCCCACAGTCTCTGCATTCACAGGGGCAGTTACACTTACAGTTAGGGCAGATAGGCATAGTGCTTTTATTGCGAGAAGATACTTGTTGTGTCGGTTACGCTTGTAACCTCTGTTACTCTGTTTATAATCGTGTGATTTTGCAACCCTGGTCCATTGTAAGTCTCCGTAAACTGGAAAGCCTGACCTGGTGTTGTCTGTGTGAAGCTTGGTTTTGAACCCACTCCTGTCCATGTTGAATTCACTCCATCTATTGTTACGTTGGTATTAGAAGTACCAGGGGAAAGATTCCCACTAGCACTAACACCTGAACCTGTGGCAGAATATTGATATCCTGTCGAATAGTCCATGCTATTGATTGTTTCAGTTATCGTCTGGGTTGTTTCTGTGTGGCTGCTCATTGAGCCCTGTGTGAAGTTTGGGACCACGGGGACCGCCAGGGCAGGAGCAAGTGTGACACCTGCACCCACCACAACAAGAGCAGACCAACGAATCATAGTATTCATCGATAATCTCCTTATCAGTCAATGACAGTAATTTCCGAAACGAATTGTCCCGTCGCAGATGTACCAGCTCCACCAGCCGTCACTCCAATGATACCAGCTGAAGTTACAGTACCAGCTAGAGAACCAGCAACTCCTGCAGTGTGAGAAGTTACATTACTAAAGTTGGGAACATCTCCTACTGTAGGAGCAGAAGTTGGAACTGCATCAGCCTGTGTATATGACTGACTGAATGTAAACGCCGCACCAGCGGTGTCTTGAGTAGCAGAGATAGTACCTGGAGAATATACTCCAGACGTGATCGTGCCAGCTGAAACTGTGTGAGCAGTTGTGCCGTCCGTAGTATCGATATTTGAACCAGAGATACTAAACGAGGAACCAATCCTTGTCGCCTGTGATCTAGCAGCATCAACAGTTAGTTGAACACTAGAAGCATGTCTTGATACAAGTCCGCCTGCATTCGCTGCAGAAGCGGTCATCAGTAGCATTCCAAAAGTCAGAAAGACTTTTTTCATTTGATCTAAATTTACCACACAGTTATTTAGCTTGACATGCCCTGTCAACCATGATACAATTACTCCAGTTGCTACCCCACTATGGTAGATGATTGGCGCTACAGTGAAGACCGCATGGACACTCGCTCTAGAGTGTATGCTTTGCTTTTGCAGCGTTTTGGCGGCGAGCTCAAACCAGATGGCACTCCTGTATACAGTCAGAAAAGCATTGTAGAATGCAGTCACGACTGGGTATCTCAAGGAAACAAGAGGACAGATGGAATAGTGGCATACTACCAGGCATATTATGCCCCTCGGCGTCTTGACCCTACATAGATACTATGCTATCATGTGAACTGTCGTAATGAACCGAATGATCTCAACATCAGTTATTGCTGCTGGTCTCGCTTTTATTATTCCAGCATCTATTCCAACACTGGAGGGAACTGCACCTATTCCAGTGGTACAATACGAACCTAGGTGGACGTGTGAAGACTGCACTCCAGAGGAACAGTATGTACTGGCTCAACTTCAGGAAAGAACAAAAATTACTGATAAGAATGCCCTTGCTACGCTGATGGGAAACATCAAGCAAGAGAGTAAGTTCGTCTCCAACATCTGTGAAGGTGGTGCTCGCGTCTCTTATAGTGACTGCTTGACTGGTGGTTATGGTTTGATTCAATGGACTTCTCCTCACAGATACAAAGGTCTTGGTAATTTCTGTGCTAAATATCAGTGCGATCCGAGTAGTCTGCAAGGTCAGACTCGATGGATGATTAATGAACCCATCTTTCAACGGTATCTGCCCGAGTTTGAAGGACGTGGATATTCTATCTCACAGTACATGGTTCCTGCCTACTACTGGTTGGGTTGGGGTATCAAAGGTAACCGTGAAATTTATGCATATGATTACGAAGCTAAACTGAAACTAGTATGACGTACCCAGCACCAAAATATCTTGAAGACGATCCTTGGTTTGGACCTGCAATATTGAGCGAGACCCAAGAAATTTTAAAAGCAAGGATCGATCTTTGTGTTGCAGAACAACTCTTGTTAGAAGAAGAAGAGACTGCAGTCCCAAATAATATCCATGAGATCATGTATCAGATTGCCACTAGCACTGGCAAGACTACTACACAGCTAGATCCGATCCCATTACTGGGTGGTGGGTCCGAGCAGTATCAAGCATGGATGTCAGGTTCTGGTTTCAACTAATTTGATTGACAGTCACTACACTGTATGCTAATATATACAGTGTTCAAGAGGTTGCAAAGTCTGTTGTTCTGGACAGGAGTTCGATTCTCCTCACCTCCATTCTTGGGGGTGCCATGGTTTCGACAGGGCAAAAAGGTTGTAATTGTTGACGGAACAAAACCATAGATGCAAACACATCTGATTCCGCTGCGAATAACATCGTAGCATTCTCCCGCAGCACAGTTGCTGCCTAAATGGGAGATGGGGGATAGGTTATCCTTCTAATCCAATAACTCTTGGGGGTGCAATGCCCCTTCTTTATGGGCAAGTAGCTCAGCTGGATAGAGCCACGCACTTCTAATGCGTTGGTCGGGGGTTCAAATCCCTCCTTGCCTGCTCTCTTTAAAACTATGTCAAAGTATGATTTTGGTGGTCTAGATAGACACCCCGCAAACATTTTACGTTTAATCAGTGAGTTAGAAGGATCATATCAACTCTGTAAATGGATGGGGTTTACAGAGGATATGGATACATTGAATGAGATGAAGAAACCTTATTACAAACTTTATTTCAAACTAGTTCGTGAACAAAAATCCAAGGGCGATTAGCGCAGCGGTAGCGCACCTCCTTTACACGGAGATGGTCACTGGTTCGATTCCAGTATCGCCCATAGTATCTTTATACTAATGAAAAAAGAAAAAATTAAAGACCAGTTACAAGAAATTTATACAGAGTTAGCATACATTAGAGGTATGTTGGAAAATGCTAGTAATCAGATGCAAGAATTGCGGGAAGCAATTGGAATCTCATCCAACGAAAACGAAGTGTTGCGGGTGCCCGAACCTTACGAGCATCCGTGGCACCAACATATCAGGAAAGGATTTATCTCTAGTAGAGATAGTATCGAATCCCCTGAAACAAAACGATACTACGAAGCTGTCACCGCAAGACTTGGTTTTTCAGGAGGAGAGGCGACAACGCAAGGTCCGTCGCATTGACTTTGAAGAACGATAAAACTATTACACAATCAACATGAAAATCTTTTTAGACACCGCCGATTACACTGCTATCTCTGAACGATATGCAACTGGTCTCGTCGATGGCATTACTACAAATCCTACACTAGTTCGTAAGTCTGGTGTTAACTACCTTGATTTTATTAATGCTCTCGCAACTGACTTTCATTTTGAAAGTATTTCTGCTGAAGTAGATGGAGATACTGCCAACGAGATGATTGCTAATGCTCAAAAATATATTGAGGTTGGTTCTAATGTCACTATCAAACTTCCACTCACCCGTGAAGGTTTGATTGCCTGTAAAGAACTTACTGATGATGGTATTGAAACTAACGTCACGCTATGTTTCTCTGTCGCACAAGCAATCATGGCAGCAAAAGCAGGTGCTACATACATCTCGCCTTTCATTGGTAGACTGAATGATAATTCTTTCAGTGGCGTTGAACTTGTGCGTTCTATCTCTGGACTCTATTGTGGTCAAGGTGTTCGCACTCGTATCCTTGCTGCCAGTTTGAGAGATGTCCACCACGTCTCCCGTTGTCTGCTGTATGGTGCTAACGTAGTAACGTTGCCACCAGGTGTCTTCGATAAGATGTATAATCATGTCTTAACTGACTCTGGTCTAAATATTTTTGAACAAGATTTCGCACAAATCAAAGCATGAGATTCACTATCTATTCTAAGCACGGATGTTCGTACTGTAAGCAGATTAAGTTGCTGTTTGAATTAAACGAGTTTAAGTTTGTCGAACTTCATTTAGATAGAGACTTTGATAAGTATGACTTCTATGAGTTGTTTGGTGAAGGATCTACGTTCCCCCAAGTTATTTTGAATGATAAAGTTTCTTTGGGTGGGTGTACAGAGACAGTAAAGTACTTGCAAAAAGAACAAATTTGTTGTAACTAATGATGGATCCTAGTGAAATGATAGAAGTCACTGAAGAAGAATTTCAATCTGACTTCGATACCTATATGGAACGTATAGAAAGTGATGGTGCATACTATCTGATCCGTCGTCCCGATGGTACTGCTGTTGTCGCAGCACCAGTTACCGAAGAGATCGAACCGTACCTTGACATTATGCCGACATTAGACTATAATGACGGAGTTGCTGAAGACCCTTCCTACTGATGAAAAAATTGAAGAGTATTTAAATGCTAACGAAAACACTTGAATCCATTGCAAAGAATGAACTCTATATGGGGTACATTTTTGGCATTATGATCTTGGGTGGATTCATCCGTGATTACAGTGCCCTTGAAGATGTATATGCCTTAGCAAA